GTACCGACTGCATAGGCATTTTGGAATTGATCCGTAATGCCGAGGGCATTGATAATAATTCCCGATGATAACCCTATTGCTGTACTGTTTTGTGACTGTTCAGATTTTCCTATCGCATTAACAGTAATGGATGAAACAGAACCGACTGCGCCTGCACTCTGTGTCTGGCATGAATCACCGACAACACCTGATAATGCTATTGACCCTGCTGCATAAGCTGATTGTGCCTGTGTCGAATGAGCTATGCCATTAACAGCGGCAAAACTATTTGATGCTACTGCATAGGCTAATTGATTTTGTTTAGCCTCACCAACGCCGTTTACATTTGCAAAGATAATAGAGACTATCGCGCTTAAGCCTTGTGTTTGCTCTGATTTCCCAATACCATTGATGGTTAATGAGGCAACGCTAGGAACGGCTTGTGTGCTTTGTTGCTGTAAGCTGCTACCAACGCCATTAACATTAACCAAGCCTGTAGCATAAGCACTTTGGGCTTGTAAACTACCACCAATGCCGTTGCTCCCTACAGCAGTTGTCGAACCGATGGCACTGGCATTTTGTGTCTGTTCAGATTTTGCTGTGCCATTAACTGCAATAGAGTCAATATTTCCGATTGCGCTGGTGCTTTGCGCCTGTTGGCTTTGTCCTATGCCATTGACTGACGCGAATGCGACTGAACTCGGTGCGCCTACTATTTGTTGCTGATAACTTTTGCCTACACCAAAAACCTGTATAGAGTAGACCGTGCTAATTGCTTTGGCGTTTTGATACTGACTGCTTTCGGCAATGCCATTTACCGTTAAATTACTTATGGTGGCTGTTGCGCTGGCATTTTGTAACTGTGCAGAATAACCGACACTATTAACAGTTAATGCGGAAACTATACTAACGGCTTTTGCTAATTGACTTTGCTCTGACTTCGCTACACCATTAACGGTAATAGATGAAACGGTGGCTTCAGCACTAGATAATTGACTTTGAACGCTTAATACTGAACCATTAACACTAATAGGACCGCTGGCAGGCAGCGAAGGAATAAAAGCACGATAGGATTTAAAAATCTGCCATGGATTGTCTGAGATAGACTTTATTTCTAAAACAGTTAATGCTCGTTTCCAGATTAAGACTAAATCTAATTCATTCTTACAATATTCAGTTGTGTCATAACCAATACCGAGACGCGTTGTTCCGGCACTGAATATACCGCCAAATGTGCCTGTCGGTGCTTGTGCTACGCCATTTACATATGATGCAAGTGTCGATACTTCCTTTTTGATTACTAATGTCTGGCTTTTACCTGCCGTTATTGCTCCATTTCCAGATAATGAACCCTCTGTGCCAGCACTATAAAAATATATTTTCCCAGCGGTTGATAGTGGTGCATAAAGAAAGAATTTATTATTAAACGATACTGGTGACTGGTTATTGGCTGCATTACTTTTATAATTCTGGATAACCAGAATAGTGAAGTCATCAGTAGACGCTGGACACTTTGTTCTAACAAAATTATAACTGGCAGTATCAAATAACTTACCTTCTAAACCGCATGAAGATGAAGGTGTTGCCGCTATACCTGTTAATGTTGGGACCTCACCATTTACCGCATTACGAACAATACCATTTTGCAGGTTGACTGCTAAAATTAGGTCTTTTCCAAGGCCTTGTCTTATAGTCTCTACATAAGCTTTAGGTTGAAATCGCCGCTTGTTATCAACGGGAAACATAGTTATGCGTTAGTAAAAGTGATTGCTCTATAAGCTACTACGCAACCTGTGCTAAGTGCCGCCCCACAATTGTTTCTAATGACTACACTAAATGCGTCCGGTAATGCACCTTCGCACAATTGACTCAATTTAAACCACTTCTGAATGCGTTGTGAAGTAATGGCATAAGGAATAACAACTGGCCCTAACATACTGTTAGGGTCTGTTATTGAAGCGGTCCCCTCTGTACCTGTTGGTAATGTTGTGGTGCTAAAGTTGCCTCCACATATCCAAGTTGTACCGCCATCGGTGGAAACCCAAGGTACAATGTACACATAAACCGCTTTATCATTAGCGGGTGCAGTTGCGGCTGTTGATAAGTCAACAATAATCTCATAATCAATTGCCAGTGTTGACAGATTACTTACCCTAGCCGATTGCCAACCAGCGTAAGGGTCTGCCGTATCAATAGCCAAAGACTGTAAATTAGTGACTGTTAAAGCTGTATAAGTCCCATACGCTTGGTTGACAGTAGTCATGGTAATAAACCTCCCCAAACGTCTGATATTTCTTGTTGCCCGATTGCGCCTTGCACAGTGTAATTAACTGCTGACACTGGTCCTGTTGCTACAGGTGCGCTGGCGAACATAATCTCAAGCCGTGACGAAACACGAGTACAAGCATTCAAAACATTAACGCCGCCAGTACCACCTGCACTAAGATTAGCTCCTCCCGTGCCAGATGGTATCGCTATAACAGCATCTCTTAAGCCTGCTCTTATGCCTGCTTTTGATGCGTCAATAGTTGATCTGCCATTGATTATATTTTGCAGGTTGAACTGTTTGATACCAATAACAAGCGCACGATTAGTCTGAATTGCTGTGCCGTCGGTTGCATCCGTTGGTGTGTAAGATGTCCATGTGATAGCGTCAATAATTGCGTTGGTGTGCGTTTCTGTATTCCACCCCATTACCTGCGCTACAGGACTTGAATTGTAATAATTAGCAATAAATTGAAAATCTTCGGTAGCAATAGCTGTCTGTAATGGCTGTCCTACTTGTGATAGTGCAACCATATCTGCCCTGAGTGTTGCTCTTTGTGTGCTATTTAACATTATTATTCCTAAAACATATTAATAAATAACTGCCTGTAAGATTTTGTTACTTATCTACTTTAACCGTCAATTGACCAGTCAAAATAGAGAATGTGTTGGTGTTTAATACGGACTGTGCAACAGTAAAGCCGCCGTATCTAACTAAATTTCCTGCCGTTGACGCATCATACAAAGCAAAACCCCAGATTTTTTCAGGATCAGTTGTCCAGTTTGCGGTTGCCTGTGTCCAGGTGATTGCCGCATTATTGGATGTGGTTGCGTTTGTTCCGCTTGATGCTGTAGTTGTACCCGCACCTTGTGTTCCTGCCCAGGCAGATAATGAACACGCTACCGTTACCCGACCATACGCACCGCCAGACACCTCATTCATAGAGGTATTAGCTTCAAGCGCAGCCGCTTGCTCGGTTAAAACTGCCGTTCCATCGGTAATCGCTTCATCAGCAACGCCTAAATAGGAGGGCGCACCTGCTGCCGTTGTGCCTGCCGTTGTTACCTTGTAAAGATGGTTAAAGCCATCGGGTGTTACAAAGCAAACCGTATCATTCAATGAATACGCTGTTGACCGCGCAACCGTGCCTTTAGTGCATTTTAATAATGCCACATAGACATTGGTTAATGCGGTATAAGTTTGCCCGCGCAAAGTGGCGTCGAGATATTTGTTTTGTTCTGCATTTGATGTGCCGCTCATTTTTTTACCTACGTTAATAAATTTGGATATAGCCGTTTTTATTCAGCCAATACATAATTCCGAGTAATGCAACGCCCATTAACTGGAGTAGTTTGGATAACAGAGTTTTACCTGCTTCCTGATAAATGCCATCCTTGATTAAATTGACGGCTTTTACCGCCGCTTTTTCGGATACTTTTTCAGCGATTTGTTCAGCCAGTAAATTAAGCTGTTCAGTGCTGATACTTAATGCTCGCCGCTCGTGTGGCTCTGGCATCACTCCCCCTTGTTCAAGGCACTATCCGCCGTCCAACCCGCCATAAATACCAGACTGATATTTTCCCTCGTCAATTCTAAAAGTATGCCTGACCCTTGCATCGTGAACATCGCAACCAGTAAAGTAATTAAAGTGACAAAGGTGTTTTTCGGTTCAACGATTAAATAACGGGCAAAACTGCATGATAATTGGTCACGGGCATATTTTTTAAACCAGTGGCAATACACGCCGCTGAACGCGATTAAATAAAAAATAATGTCTGTCTTTGTCATTTAGTTACCTCTATTAATAACCAAGCCGCTATCAATGACAGCGGCTTGGTATTGGTTAGGCGATCGTTGAATTAACTAATGCCCAGGCTGTGCCGGTATTAATAAAACATGCCCAATCATTATTGGCATCCAATGCGGCATGAGTAGCACCGCCTGCGATAAGCTCTGAGGCGTTTGGGTCTAATGTGATAGCCGCTACATCCGCACTGGTTTTCCGCACGGTGAGCTTTCTGCTGATTGGAATATTTGCGACAGGAGGTAAATTAATAGTTTTTGCCGCTGTATTGGGAACAAAAACTACCAGGTCACCACCTACAAAATCACCGACACCAAGCGTCTCTGTACCTGTTGCCGCGAGTGTTAATACCCGTGTCCCTTCTGCTGAAAATTCTTCCAGTATGACGTTGACGGTAGTTGCCGCTGTTAAAGCGGCTTCGCTGGCAAAACCTAAAAAATAAGTATTTTTTGCCGGTGCATTGACAACATAGCCGTTTGTGGCATCCCACCAAACACCCGCGCCTTGTGCGATTGCCGCACCTGATACCGCGCCGTATTTGGTTAATTGCCAAACGCCTTCGACTGCCACTGCACCTGACGCAGAAATGGCAATATCAACCAGTGCGATTGCCATACACCAAATGCCAAAGGCAACGGGTACTTCGCTGGCAATTGCCGCGCCGGTACTATTCAGCCATGATAGGACTTCGCCGTCTTGAATATAATTTTTAGCCATTGTTTTATCTCTATTGTTTATGAATGATTAAATCACGCTGTGATTAATTAGGGTTTTTAGCTAACGTTCTGAAGTCCAACGCCTTGACACCGGCATCCATACGCACTTTGAAAACTGCCCCATCGGTAGTAAAACCATCTTGCTGTTCAAGGTAGGGGGTTTGAATGCCGTCTAAATAAGTGACTTCGACCGTATCGAATTGGCCTGGATTTGCCGCACCGTACCAATTAGTCGAGCTTGCCGCATCCAGTCTGGCATCGGCAATGACTTCAAAAGTGTTTTGTACAACATTGGGGGCTGTATTAGCCATTTTTGTATCCGCATCACCGACACGATACTGTGAGGTGCGGATGGTGTTAGCCAAACCGCGCAACGCTAACGGACAAATAATGTAAGACAATGGAATGTTTAAACCTTTGGCATTAGCACCGCCATCAGTTTGTAAACCCATTGCCACTGCCATTGCATCGATTGATGCAGTTGACATTACAGCCGATGTTAATAGGTTTTTATGAGTGCTATGGAATAATGCCACACCGTCAGCCATTGCTGCATTTGCTGTTAACACCGCATAAACCAAATCGCCAATAGTACGAATGGCCGCTCTGCCCATTTTCATCGGGATTTTAGTGAATGCGTTTAAATCATCGTTGATGATTGCTTCGCGGGTAATACTGAATAATTTGCCATAAGTAGCAAGCTGGACAGTTTCCCCACGATCCCCGATCGTTCCATATTTATATTCAGCACCTTCGCTCACATTATCCAACGATGGAAAAGTATTCAAATCAACGCGGCTAACTGGCTTAAAATCCCCTGCTGATCCAGCTGTTGTCCACAGTTGGAAAGTTTCCTGTGCTTCATCATAGCCTTTCATCATTGCTTTTTCGGCAACATTGGCTAACAAATTACCAAAGTCACTGGATGAATGGGTAAAAGCGGCGGATACCATTTGCTGTTTGCTCATAGAGTGCGTATTAATGCCCTGGATATTCAACGACTTTTCAGCCAGCATTAATAAACTTGAACCGCGTAAAATACGACTTTTTTCGCTATCTTTTTCAATACCGGCACGGGCTGATAAAGACGCAGTAACCAGCATTTTAAAAGTATCGGTTTCATCAGCACCCATTTGAATATGATGTGATTTACCTACTGGTTGCTGGTTTTCGCCGATTTTCGCCAGAATTTGTTCACGGGCTTTTTCTTCGGTGATGCTGGCATCAATTAACATGGTCGGTAATAGCGCATGAATATCAGTGCGGTCAACAGGCACATGCGCATAAATCGCTTTAATGCTGGTTTGTCGTTCGGTTTCTTTAGCTTTCGCTGTGATTGAGTCATCAATCACAGCTTGTGGTGTGGGTGTGGTTTCTGAATTAGGTTTTTGTTCTGTGGGCATGGGAGTATTTCCTTGTAGTTGATTTTGTGCAAGCCACGCTTGCGGTGGTTTAAAACGGGTGGCGATGGCGGCAATTTGAATGCTGGCTGCTTCATTGATCGCATCAATAAAGCCTTCTGCCTTGGCTTCTTCGGCGGTAAAGTAATGATCTAAACCATCTTTTAATAACGCATCAATCTCATCTTTGGATTTTCCTGTTTTTTCCATGTAACTATGCGCCATTGCGTCCGCATATTTATCAAGGGTATCCGCATCAATGCGGAATTGCTCAGCATTTCCTCTGCTAATTGTTGATGGTGCATGAATCATAAATAACGCATTGGCGGCCATAATGACGGTATCACCAGCCATTGCTATTAAAGACGCGGCTGAAAATGCTACACCATCAATGAATACGGTGATGGTTGCTGCATGACGTTTCGCTGCGTTATAAATAGCAATTGCATCAACAACACTGCCACCATTGCTATTAATGCGAATATGAATGTCTGGCGTGCTGATTGCATCGAGCTTAGCGACAATGCTTTTTGCATCGTTTGATTCTTCTGCCCAAAAATCTTCGCCAATATCGCCGTAAATCAATAATTCAGTAACCGTCGGGTTATTGGCTAAGGCTTTGATGGTATGTTTAATACTCATGTGTTTCTCACTGGCATAAAAAAACCGCTTTACGCGGCTTGGTTTGTATTATCTGTCGGTTCTTTTTGAAAGGTGGTAAACCACATTTGTTTTTTCTTAACCTTGGCCTGCCATTCGGCTTCCTGTTCCAGCACCTGATCTGGATTACCGCCTTTTTCGCGAATAATTTGCGGTGTGGATTTTATACCGTTGGCAATATAGGTTTCGCTGGCGTTGCTGTCTTTGTTTGGGTCAAGTTCTGGCATGGCCGGTGAAAAATAACCCGCATCGAAAAGCGTGTCTAAATCCAAATCTTTCGGTATTTTGTAAACGCCTGCCAAGATACCCATTTCAATATGCTTTTCATAAATGGGCTTAGTCATTTCCTTAATGAATTCGTGGGCATCCGCTTCATAATTCTTTTGGCTGTCAATCCGCTCAGCGCGTTTGCTGATATAAGTGCCATCATAATTGTTAGTGACATTCGACCAATTCACGCCAACCGCACCGCACATAAACTTAGTTACTAAATCGACAAAGGGCGTGCTGGCTGAATTGGGACGGTTTGAGCTGACTACATCGAGTGATTCACCAGGTAATAAATCGTCAATAACAGTACCTGAGTCTAGTCCCATCATGCGCTTGCCATTGCTGTCGGTCTCGCTATCATAAGCATCTGGATTGCCTTTTTTGATAACGACGGCAAACATGGATGCTGTTAACGCGGCAATGGCTTCACTTCGTAAATAACTACCGATCCATTCTAAGGACTTAATGATTTGTGCGAATAATGGCACGCCGCGTGACTGTTTAAAACGTGTTACGCGTTTCAAATGCAACATGCGACTGGCTGGAATAATGCGATAATCCAAGCTGTTGCGATAACTGATTCCTTCAGGATGGTCTTTTAGCACATGGTAGTTAATCGCCTGCCCCCATTCGTTACGCTCGATGCTTTGCTGTACACGGCTGGTTAAGCTACTATTCCAGACAGGCAGGTAATCGCGCTCAATAAGCTCAATTGAAAACGGAATTTTCCAGCCATGCCGTAGCGTTGGCAGTTCGCCGACTATAAACTGTACAAAGCATTCTCCATCGCGCTGTTTTGTCCAGTAAGCTAACCGCTCACAATCCGCATAGCTTAATGATTTTGTCACCTCTGGATTA